ATTTTACTCAACCCATTCGTAATCCTCTTCAGTACCATTCCATTTAACAGTAACTCCATACGCGGTAAATGTATCATCTTTATTATCCGTACCCTTTCCATTTACTTGTTTATTAAAGTGTTCAAAAGAACCTGGTTCTGTAGGTTTAGGTGAGAATACAATGGTCTTTAAAAGAAATAAAACTAAAATAATTCCTAAAATCCAACCTCCAATTCTACCTGAAGCCGCGAAGATATTTCCAATACCTTTTAGTAGTTGTGAACCAAACGTTAAAACGAAACCGATAATGACTAATGTGATAATTCCTTCCATAATTTTATTTTTTTATTTATACAAATATAGTAAATAGTATTCACTTACACAAATTATTTAGCATAAAAAAACCTCAGTCGGTTAGAACTGAGGTTAAGGAAGATATATAATAGAGTATAGAACGCTGAGATTACACGTTTATGGTGACTTGTCTTTAGTGAGATTACCCTATATCGGTTGCTCATGTATCCACTCTCGTTGCCGAAAGTATCAAGTCAGTGTCGGTTATTTGAGTGAACCACTCTTTTCGTTAACAACTACTCAACTACTACTTTACTCTGTCAAACCTTGCGAGTTCACTAAGGGACGGCCATCCCACCAGGTATTTGATAATTGACATCAGGAGACTTGCGGTCTACCAATGACTTCGTTAGTCTATTGACTCGAAGTGTTAGACACCTTTCGTTGTCAACGCCCGAAGAACTTTTGCTCTCTTTTAGTTTTAGTAAAAGTAACGATGGAAATGAGAAAGATGTGCTTCGGGAGAAGTTTCGTTTCTTTTGAAAACAAAATGCTTCACACCTCTCTGTAAGTCTGTCAACTTACGGTACTTCAGGAATACGTTAACTTATCGTATCGGAATTCCTTTGTACTGGTACTCAGCCCTACAACACCTGACAGGGTGTGTCGAACCGTCACCTGTAGCTTTTCCTATTGATATCACTATCTCAACTCTGATATTCCACGGACTCAGAGTGGTTTCATCCCTTTAGCAGTTGCCCTTAGGGTTTTGACCGTAGCCACTTTGTTTAGTTGTCAGAGTAAACTCTGCGGATATCTGAGAGTTGCTCAACACTCTTCAATCCCTTTAGTCCTGTTACCAGGGTTATCTAACGACGCTAAACCGCCGATGACTAATAACTCACTGTGATTTTAAAAAAAGGGGGTTAATCTTTTTTGATATAAACTCGATTCAGTGAGTGTTCGTCATTATTATTTCAAAGAACTTCTACAAAGATAAGAAACTTTTTTCTTAATCTCCAATTTTTTTTTACTTTTTTTTAAAAGGTAATATATAAATATACTGTTTTGTCTAAAAGGTTGTACAAATATATAAAAAATCTTTCATATATCAATCAAAAACACCATATTATTTAGAATACTGTTTATAATTACTATTTAATGTATCTAAATTACCCTCAGCAGTAGCAAGTTTTTCTATTAATTTATCCATTTCTTCAATAATACCTGGATGTTCTCCAATACCCGTGGGATTGTTAAAGTAAATTTCTAATGTAGCTAAACACTCTAACTTGTCAGCCTCATACTTAGACTTTAATGCTTTGTAAATATAGTTTTTCATTTTAAAATTATGTTTAATAGTTTATTAAGTTGTTTCGTCATTGGTTCCGGTAATTCGTCTTTACCGAAGTATCCACATTCACTGTGTTCATCACCATCTATAGCGTTATCCAAGTCAGGATATATAGGTTCTTCTGTATCTAAAAGATGACAATACATCACTCCCTTTAAAATTTCTCCGTCTCTTGTGTACCTTTTTATTGCACCAATAAATTCGACATTACCGTAGATAGGTAAATCTGTTTCTTCAATAAATTCCCTAACCGCAGCTTCTCTCGGTGTCTCTCCTTGCTCCATTTTCCCGCCAGGACAAGACCAAAAACCTGGTAATGTTCCTTCATTGTTTCTTTTACATAGTAAAACTTTATTTTCATGTCTCACTATTATTCCAGCATATTTCTTCATGTATAATATTTATGTATATGAAGGTAATGATAAATAATAACATTTTTAAAGTCAAATTATGTACGAGACAAAAATCGATAGAGGAGGGAATGCAAAATAAAAACTTTAACGAATCTTTTAATGGAATGTTATTTATGATGCCAAAAACTACCGAACAAAGTTTTTGGACGTATAACTGTATTATTCCTTTAGATATATTAATGATTAATAGAGGCGAAATAAATGAGGTACATCATAACTGCAAACCTTGTCACAAACAATCACAATGTGATTCATATAAAGGTTACGGTGGTGAAGTATTAGAATTACCTGGAGGTACTTGTAAAAGTTTAGACATTAAAAAAGGAGACTCAGTCTCCTTTTCTTTAGTTTGATTTACTTTCGTTAATCTTTTCTTTTAGAACTTCAACGAATCTTCGTTGAATCATCTTTACAAACTTAACGTATGGAGTGTCTCCCTCTTTTTTACCATACTTCTTCTTACCTGAAGGAGGTCTCTTACTTCTACCAAAATAATTTAGTGCTGAAATATTTGTAATACATTTATGTCCTCCTGAATTTGCTTGAATCATCTCCCAAGCAGGAACACCTAACTTATCAAGTATTGCCCATTCACCATCCGTTAAATCATTATATGGTTTGTTCATTATTGTCTTTAATCTATCCATATACTCTTCACCACCGTCTATAGACCTAACTTTATCTCCATAAAACGCTTCTAAATCGGCGTTAGTAAACCCTACAGACTCTTGGTCAAAACTTTTACCTGATTCTGATATCCACTTAATAGTTGATAATGGTATTATTTTATCTCTGAGTTGTGGTTCCCATTTCGCTAAGACTTCTTGAGCAATCTCACCTAAGTTTACACCTTTAAGTTCTCTCTCACCCTTAAATGGATTACAACTTGCCTGAACTAATCCCATGGGCCAAGCGATAACTAAAAAATCTGCGTCAGGATTGTTTTTAAATGGTGTATATCTATCATATGAACCCGGTTTAAACATAGAACCTCCACCATATTGAACGATTATTCCGTCATCTACTTTTACTTTATCACTACTATCTTGTTTTTTCACATAACCTTGTTGATTTAAAACCATTTCCTCAGGTGATGCATATCCTTCTTCTTGTGCAATTCTATTAATATTTTGAAATATATTTAATAGTGATGGTGATGAAGACATAACTAATTTTTCTAAGAACTTAGGTTTGTTTTTATAAGCCAGTAGTAGTTTATTCGTGGCCAACCCTAAAGCCATTTTATTTTTTTGTAATGATTTATCCTTTTGTAATTTAAATATAAAGTTCATTATATCTTGAGGTTCAAGACCAAATCTAGCGAAATCTGCCGAATCAACTGTTGATATTAGTGTAATATCATCTGATGGGAATATGTCTGATGGTGACATAATATCAGAAAGTGTTGCCACATTTGAACGAGATGACCTAAAGGATGTTGAAGTATCTCCCTCAACACCCGTCTGACTATCGTGGTGGTCTGTATGAACCACAAACATAGGTTTACCATGTGCAAAATCTACAAGAACTGGCATTGTGTCTCCTTGAGCGTCCTGTTTTTTGACTGCAAACTCTTTATCTCCGTATTGAATTATCTCAGAGTCTACTACTTCTATTCCGTTATTTTCCAAATAGTTTTTCATCGCTAAGGCGGTAGTTACACCGTCTAAGTCTTGGTGGAAATATATCTTAGCCTTCTTGTACCTATCTGCAAGTGCCTTAATATTTCTTAATCCTGTCTCGTTTAATATTTTTTTCATTACGCTCCTATACTTCCAATGTTTAAGTCACCATCCAAAGCGAATGATGCCACTTTTAAATCAGGGTTCTCTTCAACTCTAAACCTATACTGAGTTCCGTATCCACCATGACAAACTTCACTTAATTTATCACCTCCCAACTCTATTAACCAATTTAGTTTGTTTTTATCTTTTACGACTTCTTCAATACCTTCTACTTGATTTATTGGTATACATTTACCTTCTTGCTCATTCAAATATTGTCTTTTTGTTGCTGACTCGTGAAGGTTTAATATTCTATCTTTTTCCGAGTTATCAATTCTGAATTGTCTCATAGTAACTTATTTTAATATAAATATCACGTATAACAAAAAACCCCTCACAAGGAGGGGTTTTAAGTTAATTTAAATATTTTAATCTTACTCTTGAGTCATAATATACTTCTTACCATTATAGATATATAAACTACCAAATGGAAGGTCTAATAAATTATCGATTCTCTGACCCATAACATTATAATAGTTATTATCTAGTGGTCGTTGAGTATTTTGAATCTCACCTACACTGTTAGTAGTGTTGTCTAACAAGACCGCATCAATTGCATGTACTACACCATTTTGAGCTTCTAAATCAGCTAAGACGACTGTAGCAGTGCCGTTAATTGTTACTGTTTCACCGACACCGACTGTCAAAGTACCACCACCAACTGTGGTCGCTTCCAGTCCATCATATAAATCAGTACTCATAACAGTAGTACCTAATACGTGATACAAAAGAATGTCAGTCAAATTAGGAAGAACTAAAAGGTCAGTAACCTCAACACCCAACGTAGTTGCCAATGCGACGAACGCATCGTCAGTCGGTGCGAATACTGTAAAGGTACCTTCACCTTCTAAAGTACTTTGTAGACCTCCGGCAATAACAGCTGCTTCGAGGTAGTTATGGACATCACTTCCTTCAATCCAGTCCCATACTGTTGCCACTGCAGGTGTACCCGGTGGAAAAACAACCGCATCGATAACGTGGACTACACCATTGTCAGTAATAAGGTCTGCCACAGTTACTGAAGCTACACCATTTATTGTAATAGTCATACCATCTGATTGTATGTACATTGGTTCTTCAGGGAGTAAAGTGCCTAACATAGAATTAATTGACGGTGGAAGAAGCACCTCTCCTAAATATACTTCCGGAAGTACGTGGTATAAAAGAATATCAGTAAGATTAGGTAGTGCAAGTAAATCTTCTACCTCAACATTCAATTCATATGCTAACGCAATAAATGCATCATCAGTTGGTGCAAATACGGTAAAAGTGCCCGATGTGTCACTTAATGCATCGACAAGACCAGCAGATACAACAGCGGCTTCCAACAATGTATGGTCTTCACTATTAACGATTACATCTACTACTGTAGATTGAGAAAAACTAATTAGGGATGTTAAGGCCAACCCAAAGGCCATTAGTACTTTTTTCATTTTTTTTGAAATTTGTTTTTTATTGTTCCTTTAGTATAGTGTGTAGAGTTTTATTAGTCAATTGTTTTTTTGTGAAAGTTTTATTAAAAATATTTAAACAAAAAAGACTCCTCATTATAAGGAGTCTTTTAACATAGTAAAAAATTTATCTTGTCTATTATTATCAGGTTTTTCAAAAACTTTTTCCATATTGTACTTACCTATTCTTTTTGGAATTTTTAATTCATTGTATTCTATGTAATCATCTTCATAATCTCTTTCAATAACCCCATTAATAACTCCACGGGTTTGTGATAATGAGAATCTTTTATAATTTTTATCAAAACCTGTATTCACTAACCACACTTTTACTTTGTGGTTATTCTCAACCCTATTTCTAAACATATTGGTGTAATCAGATATTTTCCTTGGTAGGAATGGGTCCCCAAAACAAGGTGAGAACGTTGTGGTAGGTTCAGTAACTCCAACTTCAGTACCCGCAACTTTTGAAGTATACCCTAACTTAAAGTACTCAACTGCTTGTTCTGTATTTAATAATGATATAGGTGGTAATACACCAAAAGCGTCAAAAGATAGAAAAAATATATTCTCAACCCCTAAACCTCTACCTGGCATACTTACCTTAACCTCACGTCTTATTTGGTCCAATGGATAAGAAACCCTAATGTTCTCTGTTATACTACTATCACTAAAATCAACATCACCTTCCTCATCAACTATAACATTCTCTAATAATGAGGTATTTGTTTTAGTGAATTTACTATGTATTGCGTCCCATATTACAGGTTCTTTATACTCATCTAAATCTATGAGTTTAGCGTAACATCCTCCTTCAAAGTTATATATATAATCATCATACCATCCGTGTTCATCATCACCAATAAAATACTTTAAAGGGTCAGAAGATAGGGTAGTCTTACCAGTACCTGATAGTCCAAAAAATAAATTAACACCTCTACCGTCTTTAGTATTAGAATTAGCAGAACAATGCATCGGTAAGACTCCTCTATCAACTAAAAGAGTATTCATAACGGTAAAGACACTTTTCTTTATCTCACCCGTATAACTCGTACCAGCTATTAAGATTTTTCTATCATCAAAATCTAATATTACAAAATTTTCATTTTTAACATCTTCAGGTCTATTTTTACTTACAAAATCAGGGCAATGTAATATTTCCCATTCAGTAAATGTAGTTGAGAATGTTGTGACAAAACTTTGTGGGTCAATTAACATATTATTAAAGAATATGATAGCCCATGGTTCTGTACTTTCTATATTAAAAGTTGCACTGTGTTCATAATTGTAACCTGCAACTTGTCTAGCTCTGAAAGTTTTTGCGTTTTCTATATATTCTTTAATTTCATTTTTTAATGAAATATAACTATCTCTACTAACTCGTTGGTTTATGATTCTTTCAAAATCGATAGTCTTATCTGTATATTTCCCCTCAGAAAAGTATCTATCTTTAGGTGACCTACCCGTAAATTTACCAGTATTAAAATGTAATAAACCCTCTTTGGTGGTCTTCATTCCTCTCTCCTTAGCAAGGGTCATTAATTGCTCAGTAGTTTCGTAATAAACCATTTTTTTTAATTTGTTAATTCATCAACCTGTATTTTAAGTTGTTGTTGTTCCAACTGATAATCTTTAATTCTTTTTTTGGCGACTTCACAATAGTTTTTTGAGATATCAATTCCTATCCATTTTCTACCTAACATTTCGGCGGCTAAGCAAGTTGTTCCTGAACCGTTGAATGGGTCGAGTATTATATCTTCTTTATATGAAAGTATTTTAATCGCTCTGTACGGTATATCTAAAGAGAATGTCGCCTTTGTTTTTTGTTTGGTATCTGCAAAGTAATTCCATTGACCGAAAACTAGTGACATGAAATCTTTCTTATCTTTATCTTCATAAACAAGTTTCTTTCTCATCCCACCTTTTTTAGTGTCTTCAACCATTTGGTGTTCACCTTTCCATTGTGGAGTACCTTTTACCTTTTTCTTATGTAAGTTTTTATAAGCCAAAATGACACATTCCTTAGGGTTATAAATATACGGTGAAGAAGGACTCATCCAACTTCCCCAAGCAGTGGTCTTACTTCTATGAGGTGAACTTTCCTCTAAATCAACAATACCGAAGAATCCAAAACCAATCTCTTTCATTATCATCCACATCTCTGCAGAAAAATAAATTCTACCACCTTTGTCCTGTCGGTTTATTTCATAAGGTATGTTGATAGCAATCCTACCATCATCTTTAAGTACTCTGTAAGCCTGTGTTAACCAATCTTTCGCAAAGACTTTATACTCTTCGAAATATTTGTCGTCATCCCAACTATCATAATCAATACCAACACCATAAGGTGGTGATGTAACAATAAGGTCAATCGACCCCTCCTCCATCACCTCCATTTTCTTTATAGAGTCTGACGTATAAATCGTGTTTGTTTCCATCTTCATTTTCAATTGTTTTTATTCTTCTTTCCAAATACCATAAAGCTTTCTTTAAGTCTTGTAAAGGGGGGTTATCATCTTTTTTTCCACTACGTCCAATATATTTTAAAACATTAAATAGATAGGCGTCTTTATCTATACCCCAAGCTTCCGCTACTTTTACAACCTCATATGGGTTATCCTCACCACCGTAATGTGAAGGATGATTTACCTGTTCTTTCATTCTTCTAATAGTTTTTTTATCTTTTCTTCTGTTAAAACAGCCTGACTGTAGTATTCATCAGATTTTTTTCTGTCAATATTTCCGTATTTATGAGAAAGTTCAAAAAATTTATCTTTTTTACTATTTAATCTCTTTAGTTTTATGTTTTTAAAAATACCCATATTACTTTGATTCGTATTTCTTCTTTTTATTTTCTTTCCTCATTTTTCTCTTTTTCTTATCTGACATATTGTCAGATTCATACTCTAATTCCTGTACAGGTTTTTTCTTACTACCTTCTTTCCATAGGTTCTTTGGGCAATATTCCCATCCAAATTTAACCATATTAATAGCCTCTTTATCTGAGACTCTTTTTACTTCTACACCTCTTTTAATTGTTTTCATAGTTTTTGAGTTTTTCTTTTATTTCATTTATTGGTTTGTTTTCCGAAAACATTTTATAAAAATCGTGTGACCAATCATCACCAAAAATTAACGCATCTGAATTGAAGAGGTTATCTATGTAGTTATCCTCAGTCATTTCAATTATTTCTTTAGTTATAAATCTTTTATTGAAACCCATTTTAGTTCTGAATTTAATTTTACCGATACAATATGTTCTTGTTCTTTATCCCATTCATCTGGTGATATTAATGATAAGAATTTTTTTCCATTATTTCCATAGTATAAGTGATAGATATAACCTACCACAGGCTCGAAAGAATAAGTCGAATTGTAAATCATATTATTTAGGTTAACTTCTTCTATTAATTTATTGTATTTGTCGACAATTTGTTCAAACTCAGATTTAAATATTTTTTGTATTTTATGAGTCCCTTTTTGTCTAAATAAATCAATGTCCTCTACTTCAATTTTAGGTCCTGATAAATTAGAAGCGTATGGTAATATATTAGCGTGGAATTTTTCATTCTCTTCGTCCCATACGATATTATCAGGGTATCTAGATTTTTTACTCATTTTATATTACTTTCTTTGAGTTCATCTAATTTTATTGTTTGAGTAATGTAATTAATTACCTTTCTTTTAATTATCGAAAGTAGACACCCGTCAATAGGAAATTCACTATCGAATTTTGCCTCGAAAATTATGTGATTCTTTTTAAATTTATGTGTGATTAATTCTCCCCTTTCTTTTAATATAAAATCACACTTCTTTTCGTCATATCTTCTATGAATTTTTTTTATACGATATTCATATAAAAATTTTTCGTCATTATAGTCAAATATTAAATAACCTTTATTCGCATTTTTATTATTTAATTTAACTTCTCTGTTAGTAGGCTTTACTAATACAGATTCAAATACGATAGACCATATTGACTTGGCAATTAAAAAGTAATCTTTTAATTGTTCATTAGCCTTTTTAGATATTTTTACAATTTCTATTAAGTTATCGTCACTAATACCTGTTAATTTTTTATGGGATAAATGAGCTAAAAGTATTTCATCGTCAACATTTTCAGGTTCTTTTTTTAATACTATTCTAGTTAAGTTTTTACTTATAGAATTAAGATTGGCTAAATGTAAAGAAAGTTCTTGAAATGTTGGGTATAGTTTAAAGTTTTCTAAGTCTTTATCTATTTTAGAAATATAGTCTAATAGAACATACTCTTTATGTTCCATATCTATAGGTTCTTGTAAAATCCAATCTAAAGGTAATCTCATAATTAATTATTATACCTTAAGAATAAAAAAAACTTTTAATTAATCAATTAATCTACCCTAAATACATAATAATCGTGACCATCAATTCTAATATCATATTCTACACCATCATAATGTGATATATTGTGACCAACACCATCCGTATCCACCGCATCCTCAATTATCTCATCTTTATTTAAGAATTCCTCAAGGTCTAAATCGTAATCTTTAATATAATTTTGTGGGTTAGACCTAACGTCACTTAAATACTCATCCACCTTTTTTTCTATCATTTCCTCAGTGGGTTCTCCCTCAGGACTTAATGTTAAATCATCTCTCTCCTCTTCTAACTCATCTATTTTATCATATACTTCACCCCTTTCATCACTACTATAAGGTAACGAGTCAGTATCTCTTGTCTTTCTATAAAGTTCTTCAATCTCTTGGTCTAATTCTTCGTGTCTTTCCTTTTGTTCTGTAGATAACGGTAGTTCATCTTCATCGAATATAGATTCCCAATCATCTCTAACATAATCATAATACCAACTCTCAAAATAACTGACAATAGAATCTATGTCTATGTAATTCATCAAATAGTCTTCGTTAAATGACTCCATTAACCCTACGTCATTAACCAAGTCGTTTAATCTAGATTTTGCGAGTTCGTAAACATCATCCCATTCACCCACAATATATTCACTATCTGTTTCATTTTCACCCATCCATTTAAATGCTAAAATTTCTCCAGGATAAAAACTATTAGTCTCAGGTATTAAATTATATATGTCCTCATCTTCACCAACTTCATTCACTAACCACTCATTTCTTAAACCACTCATCACAGCATTTGCCTTTCTTCCTACCTCATCTAATTCGTTGTTTTCAGGATTCCACGCATCTCTTTCTCTTATATCGTCCATCCTCCTTAGTAATCTTTCTCTTCTTATTCTATCATCTCTTTGGGTTCGTCTTTGTAACTCTTGTTTCGCTTTAATTTCGTCTTTAAATAATTCGATATCACTAGCGTAATTTGTTGACATGTATCTTTGTATAACATTATCAATCTTTTCAAACTCAGGTGTCCCTAAAATCCACCCCACTTTAAATGAATCATCAGGCGCATCATAGAAAATTTGTTTTCCATCATATTTTTGTAACATTGCAACTTTATAAAACTTACTACCTGATTTAGCTTTTTTATCTAAAAAATAAAATAATTTACCGTCTCTATTGTAGGACATAAAGTGACTATCACTACTTTTAGCTGCTGTACACCATTTACTGCCCGCTCCGTAATAACAACTAGCCTCATGTGTCTTTGGTGTTATTACAGTAAACCTGTCGTCTTCATACACTATGTCGGCCCCATCTATTTTTTTAACGTCCCTCCTTACCTTATTTTCGTGTTTTTCAATCGCATCTGTAATATCTTTTAAAGTATTGTATTGATTAATATCTTTTATTTCTAAATTTTTTTGAAATTTTATAAACTTCTCTACCGCAATTTTCGCTTTAACTAAATCATCATTTACATTTTCAGATGAAATGACCTTACCTAAAAAGTTTAAAAACTTTTGGTTGGATGATAGTTCTATAGATAATAAAAATATTTTTTTTATATCCTCAGGTTTGAACTTATCTTTATATCTTAATAAAAACTCGTCTTTTCTTCCTTCTAATAATACTTTACTAAGATTCATCTTATAATACTTTTATGATAAATATTAGTAGTTTATAAAATAAACTTTTTAAAGACTATTTATATATTAAATAAACTCTCACTATTAAAAAATTAAACTCATGGGATGTGGATGTAAAAAAAAGGCTCAACAAGCTCAACAACAAGCACAAGTTCAGCAACAAGATAATACTAAGTCTGTACAAGAAGCGGTAAATAAAACTGTGGAAAAGTATTATAAGAAAAAAGACTAAGTAAAATCCGCCATAAACTTAAAAAGGGGTGTAATACATCCCTTTTTCTATTTATAGTATTTTTATTTATTGGTATATTTCATAAAAAGTATAATATGGAGACAATTTTTTTTGGGGAGAATTTAGGGAATTTATTTTTAAATGAAATAATAAAGGAGTACGATAATATTGACACTTCTCATAAAACCAATTTAGAGTTAATTGATGTTACTCAATTTATTATATTAAAAGGTAAAACTTCAATATCTAACCCTATAAATTATTCTAAATTATTTAGAAATTATATGGAAAGTAAGATAGGTGTTGAGAATAACTATAGTATTATAGACTTAATTGAGTACGGGTCTTCAATTAATTACAAAGATGTAATAGTAAAAAGTGTTTTCGATAGTAATTCGTTATACCCTAATCGTCTTTTTTTAGATTCACATCAACAAGGAGAGTATGTGATTGACGACATTCAAAATATAATATACACTACAAGTGAGTCGTTATATTCTAAAATATTATTAGAAGGTGATTATTCTCAATATATAAATAAGAGGTTAAAAAACAATAAGTCATTTATTTGTGATAAATTTTATGGAATGAGCTTATCCCCACTCAAAATATATGAAACATATTTAAAATATATTTCACATAATCTTTTTGAAAAACAACTGTGTAAAGACATATCTTATAATCTATACTACGAAGGTGATATAAATAAATTAAATTGGGAGACCATGTCTTTTGTAATTGATAGTAATTCTTTAGTTGTTAATAAAGAATGGGTGAAGTCATTAATATTGGACTTATTTGACTTTAACATTAATCATGTGAAAAAACATTTATCTTTGGATAAATATGACTTTGAGAATGACATTACTGGTGTATCTCCTTGTTGGAAGGTTAGAGATAGAACTTCAGAAATGGTTCTACTATAATAGGAATTCTTTGACCTTGTGAATTGCTTCATTTAAGTCTTTGAACGATAGGTCTGGAGCTAACAATTGTATATCAGGTTTTTCCCCTTCTTTAATCTCTACTAATGTTAGAGCGGGTAGATATTCATTTTTAGTTACATCAACAAATTGTTTATATTCTTTTTCATGTTCATCGACATTTCTTTCAATATACTCTAAATTTTCTTCTTTAAACATTTTTTTTAAAGAATAACAGTGAGGACACCCTTCCATACTATATAAGATTACTGTTTTCATTATAATACGTTTTTAACCATTTCTAATATTTGATTTTCACTAACTAAACCAACTTTATTACCCACATTTTCTCCTCCACTAAAAATTTTAATATAGGGAATAGAACGTACCCCTAGTTGAGTAGCCATTTGTTGGTCTTCTTCAATGTTAAATTTATAAACTTTCATTTCACTTCCTTCTTCCTCCAATTTTTTAGCAACACTTTCGATAATCGGACTTAACATTCTGCAAGGTCCGCACCAATCCGCGTACAAATCTACTATAAATTTTTCACCTGAATTTATTTTTTCTTGCAATTCCTGTGCATTTATTTTCATATTGTTTTATATTTTTTAAGTTGATTTAAGTAGAAGATTATACTATCAGAAGAATCTTCATTACATAAGTAATAAAATTTATATGTATTTTCATATTCATTTTTAGTAAAGTATAATAATGTTTTAGTATCTAAAAACTGTATTAATCCTTTATTGTAAATAGTGACTTGACCATCAAAATATTTTTTTGACCATATAATTTTATTTTTTTTTAAAGTTATTCTTAACGCGTCAATAGTATAAAAATCAGTCTCAATAATAGAAGGTAAACTTCCAATTATATTCTCAGATAAGATTGATACTTTATTTGGTATACCATAATTGTTATGTTTTTCTTTATCTTTCATTAAACTTCAAGTAATTCTTTTTCTATACTTTTTGAGTTTTTTACATAATCAATACTATCACTAATTACTTTAGTTATTTTATATGGGTCAGCGTTAGACGCAGGTCTTCTATCTTCTAGATACCCCTTCCACGTTTTACTCGTTTGTAGTGGAACTCGTATAGACGCCCCTCTATCAGAAACACCCCAACTAAATTTAGTAATATTCTGGGTTTCATGTAACCCTGTTAGTCTCATCTCATTACTTGAACCATAATTATTAATGTGTATATCATGTCTATCCTTGAAAGATTTAAATATATTTTGATAGTACTCTTCATCTCCGTCTTCCCTCATTTTTTTATTAGAGAAGTTACAGTGAAGTCCTGAACCGTTCCAATCACCTGTAACAGGTTTAGGATGAAATTCGATATCATAACCGTAATCCTCAGACATCTGATGTAAAATATATCTAGTAATCCATAGGTCATCTCCAGCCTTAATTTTACCCTTACTGAATACTTGGTATTCCCACTGACCTAGCATGACCTCAGCGTTCGTTCCAGTGATGTCTATACCGGCCATTATACAGTTTTCCATATGTTTATCAACAAACTCCCTACCTGTTACTTGTCCGTTACCTACACCGCAATAGTACTTTCCTTGTGGTTCAGGAAATCCATTTTTAGGAAAACCTATAGGTTTGCCGTCTTTCATTAGAGTATATTCTTGTTCAAATCCAAACCATAAATCCTCATCATCTTCATTAAATAATCCCCTACTATTACTTTCGTGTAATGTACCATCAGGGTTTAAAACTTCACATAGAACTAAATAACTTTCTAATAATCCATTATTCAGTGGATTTGGATAAAGTGTTACAGGTTTTAGTATACAATCGGAAAAATGTCCCTCAGCTTGTTCAGTGGACGACCCATCGAATGACCATTCAGGGCAATCAGTTAACCCTACACCATGAACCGTTTTACCATGAATAGTGTGTGTAGGTGGGTTGATTACTTTTACTTTACTTCTGAGATTAGGTTCAGGATTATACCCATCTAACCATATGTATTCTAATTTAATTTTCATTTTTTATTTAATTAAAGTTTTATGTAAATTTATTTAACCGGAATTGGAGTACCAACGGGATATGGTGACCCTTCTTTCGCAGCAGTGACAGAAGTCATACCTGAATCTACAGGAATAGCAAATCTTAATGGAATTGCCGCCTCATTTAAAGGACCATAACATTTGGATAATATTATACCATTGTCAAGTGTGTCTATTATGTCACATGGCATTGCGAACATATTACTCATACTGGTACTTGGTGAATTTGTGTCAACAATAAACTTACGATTAGTTGGTGGTAACCATTCCCATCCGTTAGTTTCAGGATTAAATTGTGGTACTGTATCACTTGATGTAAAGAACCAAAAGAATGACCATGTTGTTCCGTCTGTCCCATCAGGAGTTTGTTGATTTTCTTTTACATTAAACTCTCCCCAAGTTTCACTTTTACCTTCCATAGCCAAGTTGGAAATTGATAGTCCGTTCATAACAGGACAAATTGCACAACCTTCGTCGAACTCAGTTCCTTGTACAGTTATTTTTTTACCTGTAGGTACAGCACCTGACGCCCCACAGAATGAGAAAGAACCTTCATGTAGTACAACCACTTCTTCAGGTTCAGGAGCGCATGTATCCACTTCCGTTTGTTGTCCACAACTTAGTAGTAAGAAGGATGACAACAATGTTAATAATGTTTTTTTCATTGTTTATGTTTTTTAATGAGTTTATTTGATATTAATAATATCAAATTATAAGTATTAGTATACCTAATATTTTAAATTTTTTTAAAAAAAAAAGGGGTTCAAAAACTGAACCCCTCTTTCATATATTTTATAATATTATCGTAAATTAGAAGTTATATCTTAAAGATGCATTCCAAGTTCTACCAAATCCAAACCACACTGAGTTACGTGTGTCAATACCGTTCCACGTATCTGATGTTTCAGATGCGTGAATATTAGTGTTTGACTCCGCAATGTATGTAGTGTCGAATAAGTTATTTACGTTAACTCTAAACGTTGCATTGTTACCTAACAAGTCAAAACGAGTGGTAACACCCAAATCAACTAAATTGTATGACGGTAACTTCAACGCCCCTTGGTTATCGGGTGTGAAGAAGTCAGAACCTGTGATTGAGTAGTCAGCGTAAAGTCCGTCAACATATCTCATACCTAAGTCTACATTCACACCTCTAGTTACTCTGTAGTCAACACCTAAGTTTCCAACAACTTGTGCTGCGTCACCAACTTTAGCCCCTTCAGTATAAAGAACTCCTGTACCAATCTCTTCTTGATTCTCATCAAACAAGGTGGTTTCAAAATCCTTTGTATACTTCCAATCTCCCAATGATAACATACCTGTAAGTTTTAGGTTGTTAGTAGGTCTATATGTAGACTCTAACTCGATACCATTGTGTTGAACGTCAATATCTCTAAACTGTGCAAATCCATCGACACCTTGAGCATTAGTCAATGAAAGTGCTCTAAATCTATTACCCCATGTTGTTGCATATGCATTAACATTAACAGTAAGCTCGTCACCTAAGTATCCGTAACCTAACTCAAATGAAGTAATTTCTTCATTTTGTAAGTCGTCATTAATGTCATTACCATAACTTGGGAATACCGCTGAGAAGTTTGGTTGACGTGAGATGAATCCCGCGTTAGCAAAAACATTAGACTTTTCATCGATATTATAGTTAGCACCACCTTTAATGTATCCACCACCTAAATTAGCCGTTTCTGAAATTGGATTACCTGGTTGGTCAAAGTAATCTTCTCTTTGGAATGATTGGTTCGATAACCCCGCTTGTACAACCGCGTTTATTCTTCCATCATCATTATATTCAATAAGTCCGTTTACACCAGCCCATCCAACGTTTCCTACATTATAGTAGTCAATTTTTGGACCGTTAAGACCTGTGTTATTAAACGGACTAGCGTTTACAGTTGTGTTAACAAACTGACCTACACTATTATCATTACCTGTTGAGTAGTATGCGTCAAAACCCATTAGGTTATTTACTGTACGATAGTGATAACCTTTGTACTTTCTGAGGTCAATACCTACAGAAGCCCTAATCTTGTCTTTATCGTACTCTAAATTAGAGATTGCACCTACCCAGTCGTGTGAGTTCATAGACGCTCTACGAATCATCCCACTTCTATTAACACCACCTTCATCATATCCATTTGAACCGATGAGTTGTCCGAAAAAAGGACTGTCCATTAAGGTTGAGTCAGGAATTGTTCCGTCAGCATCAATACCATAAGTCTGTGCCCCTGATTGGTTATCAGCGACAATAGCGTCAAAATCAATTGTACCATCATCGTTACGAAATTGTGTTGTACTGTCTTCATACATGAATTCATACAAATCCTTTCTATAAGGATGGACATCGTAGTTTCTACCACGAGGACCTGTTCCTCCACCTCGACCAGCAGAACCATAGACTGAAGTATTCAATGTTAAATCTTCGTTGATGTCCCAATCCCAGTTAAAGGTTGCAAGTGGTTTGTTATAAAAGTTTCTTCTCATAGAGAACTCTTCCCCATTTAAAGTACCTCCGTTTGTGTTCCAACGAGCGTTGATACCATCGTCATTCTGTTCACCAAATGTTTGAAAGTCTCTAATAGAAACCCAAACGTCTCTTTGGTGGTGCCATTGACCCGCACCTAAAATAGATAGGTTCAATGCGTGTTTTGAACCTTCAGGTTGGTAACCTACAGCTCCGAAGTATGTCCAACCTTCACCACTGGTGTTGTCGACATATCCATTACCTGCCCATCTACTCATTAAGAACGATGACGCCCATCCATTCTCATTTTTACCGGTATTGTAGTTAACACTTGTCTTAGTGTAACCATCATTACCAATAGTTTCAGATACTGAACCACCTTGTTCTTTCTCCGCCGCTTTAGTAGAAATAGAAACGGTACCACCAACAGATGGAACCGCAAGACGAGTAGCACCCAATCCTCTCTGGATTTGAATACCTGAAGCAACGTCAGTAAGACCTTGCCAATTAGACCAATATACCCATCCATTTTCCATATCATTAACAGGTTGACCGTTAATTAGGAATGATGTGTTACGTTGGTCGAAACCTCTAAGAGATATTCTTGAGTCACCATAACCACCACCTTGTTTCGTAGCATAGACACCAGGTGTTCTATTCATGATTTCAGGGAATTCTTGGTTTCCGACTTTCAAAGCAATCTCTGACGGACCAATGGTTGATACCGCAACTGGTGTTTCTCTCACTTTCGCAAAGTCAACAACGTTAACGATTACGGATGCCTCATCCAAACCCAACGCAGTAGCGGTTAATGATATGGTACCCATATCTTTTAGTGCCGGTGTAGTTATTGTTTCATACCCGATAAAACGTACAACTAGGTTTCCTGTGGCCTCACTGTTGAGAGTGAATTCACCTGATACATTAGTTGATGTTCCTCGTGTGTTACCTTCAAGATAGACATTCGCTCCGATGAGCTCATTACCTGTCTTAGAGTCAACAACTTTACCTGTAATTTGGGAGAATAGACTCGTAGTTGAGACCATCATTACTCCTAAGATAAACAATCGATTAATTAATTTCATTAGTTTTTTTTTAAGTGTTTATTGGTTGTTTATATAATAAAAAACTACCCCCACTCTGAGGGTAGTTCTAAATTCAATTTATGTGGTTTTTTCGGTTTTCGTTTCCGTAAACACGAAGGGGTCTCCTTCCCCGTCATTAATAAATGCGTAACCTCTTTCTATAAAAGCATCCTGTGTAGTACCCACACTGTCATAGAACTCCATCATAGCGTTTTCATATGACTCTTCATCCTCCATATCATCTTCATCAGGATATTCAAAGTCTTCATCTTCGTCCGTGAATATTTGGTTTTTATGAACTAAAGTACCTCCAACTGGGTCGTATGATTCATCTTCATATCTATTTTCTATTGCCACATCAGGGTCTAATTTAACAAGTAGATTATAAAGATGCATCATAAATTCTCTAACTGGATACCATGCAGATGTGACTTTAATTTCATTATCATCTATGGTATGTTCAAAGTACGCCCATTTAGGACCTATATTTTCGGTTGCC